TAGTGTCATCAGTTCCTTCCGTTAAATTATAAATAACGTCAGGACTAGAAGTAAGGAGATCTGAAATAGCTCCTAAAATTTCTGCTGCTGTACCGTCTTCTGTACCTGCAAGGCCATCTAAGGCTCCTAAAATAACTGAAGGTATTGCACCGCCACTAGCAGCCCCTGTCGATGCAGCACCTCCGGGGCCAAAAATTTTAGTAATTAAGGAGTTTGTTTCTTCTCCAGTAAGTTTTACACTGGTTCCTTCTAAACCTAAATCAAAACCTGTATAATCTTGGAATAACTCTCCTAAGGTTTTACCTGAGCTTCCAATTTTTGCTGTAGAAAGCACATTACCCATAGCGTGTAAAGCTATAGCAGTAACTACTTTACCAAACGTAGTATTAAAAAAGCCTACTCCTGTTTCATCAAAAGTAGTGCCGTATTCTCCTACCCCACCTTGCTGAATATAATTACCAGCTTTCTGCTGCGGATTGTACTCACCTGAGTAGTACATATCCGTAAAGGTGCTAACTTCTCCTGCGTCACCTATGTTAAGATAGAAAGTATTTCCTTTGTCATCAGTGTAAAATCTAGGTATACCTTCATCAATTAAGTATTGATTTATCTTAGCATTGTAATCAGTAATAGCACTGAAGTAATCATCGTACTCAGCCATTACATCATCACCTTCCATCATGTCGGAAGATGTAGCGGAATCAGCTGCTGTGTTAGACCCTTGCAAATAGTCAGGGCCAAAACGAGGCATATCTTTAACTAAAGCTTGCAAACCAGCTAGCTGCTCTTCAGTTAATACAGGTCTATTGCCTCCTGTTACGCCACCAACATTAGTATACTCTGGTGTAGTATCTTCATCTTCTGTGGTGTCTGTTATACCCGGAATAGCAAAATCTTCCTCACCAAAAGGATCGCTATAAGCGAATGATGAGAAACCATTAGCCACTACTTTTTACCCCATGTAGATAAAGTCTTGATGCCAAAGCTAGCTGATATTGCACCGCCTAGGAATACTTTGTAGTAATCAGGCATAGTAGCTAGCACGTTAAAACCTTCCTGCACGTAAGGAACCATGCTAGGTATAAAAGCACAAATGAGTGGCAAGCTGAGTATAACAGCAAACCACTCATCTTTCCATGAGGACTGAGATCCCTGAGCTTGCATGGTTTCCCAATCAGCGTCAGTCTCTATACGCCTCATCTTTGACTCATGTACAGCCTTTTTCTCGTCAGCTTTATTTTGAAAATAAGAACCGACTAAGTTTGTTATTGGCCCTATCAAAGACTGTAGCATTCATCTCCTCTGTGTAAAAGCTTAGGGGCTACCCGAAAGTAACCCCATCAGCTTAGTTGGTATTAGCCAGCAGGAACAACCAGCGTTAGACCAGACTCAGGACGCAGTACAGCTTTGCCGTACAGCATATCTGAGGTAAACAAGTTAGCAAGGAACTCTTGCTTGTAAGTTGTTTGAGATCTAACACCCATTTGCTCTACTAGAACAATAGCGTCTCTGTGTAGGAGCATAGCACCTAAAGAGTCTACTGAGCTAGCTGAGTTGTCTCCAGCAGCCTCAACAGTTGGACAGTTGGTGCTGACAAAGACATCAATACCGTATAACTGACCAATTTGACCACCGGGAACCTGACCGCTGTTAACGAAGTCTGAGCTTACGTATCGGTCAATCCCCATGATCGTGTTACGGACAATAGGCGGGACTACAAAGAAGCGATTGTCCATAGGCACGTCTTGGTCATCCAGCTTTTGAATGATGCCACGGAAACCAGCGTCAGTAAATACGTCAGCAGAAACTACCGTGTCAGCAGTATAAGTTGAAAGACCGTTTGAAGCGTCTACAAAGAACGTACCTGCGTTGTTGAGGTAAGTCGTGCTAGTCGTACCTGAAGTTCCCAGACCCGGCCCTAAAGCTGAGAGATCTGAGTCAACCTGAGTAGCCAAAGCGTACCCAGCATCTTCAGTGTAAAACTGACGCAACGAAGCCAAAGCCTGTACTTCAGTAATGTCTTCGATCAAACGAGAGTACTCGAAGTGTCGATTGACTGTTACCTGTACTTCACTTTCCGTTGCGTTTTGAACCGTAACGGCAGTGTTTTCAGATTTAGCATTCGCTGATCCACGAGTAGGCTTAGGAATGTGAAGCACATCACCTTTCTTGCCTTCCATGGACATTCTCTTAACGAGGTTAGCAAAAACCAAGTTTTTTTCGTAAGCAGCTATAATTTCATCAGACCAGATTTCTGGGATGAAAGTAGCTGCGCTAGTGTTGTCTACAAACCCACCAGTGGCAGGATATGTTGAAGTAGCCATCTAATTTCCCCTTAATGGATAATTATTTGACCCTGTTCTCTGCATAAGCTCTGAGTATTTCATCAGAAAGCGAAGCATATCTTTCAGGGTCAGTTTTCATAAGTTTAATAATGTCTGCCCTTCGGTAGATTTTCTTTGGAGACCTTTCAGTGCTACCGCTTGCACCACCAGTGCTGGCTGCTCTAGCTGTTTGTTTCCTACTTTGTTTCTCAGCTTCAGCAGTTTGCGTTACTATCTGTTGACGTTCCTTCCACAAAGTGAAAAGCTCGTCAGCAGACTCATGATCGTACTGTTGGTCAGCAGCTACAAATAACTTTGTCCTAACTGGAGAAGCCTGTATCCATTCTGCAAACTTACTGTCTTTCAGTATTGTTTCCATATCTGGATGCTTTGTCTTCAGCACATTCAAAGCCGTAGCTTGTCTGTATTGAGCACTTAGCGTTTCAGCTTCTTTGATCTTAGGATGATTAGCAATCCGTTGATCTATAGCTTTGTCTGGTTCCGTAAAGAAATCTACTTCTTCTGGGACTTTTTGTTCAGGTTCATTTGGTGTGAGTTGTGTTTGGATATAACTGTCTACAACTTTTCTAAGCTCACCTACTTCAGAACTTTGTCTGCCCAAAAGCTTTTCAGCCTCTTGGTGCATTTGTACTAAGTCCTGAACAGACTTACCCTGATACTTGTCAGGTAGTTGAGGTTCCTCAGGAGTTGCCTCTGGTTCTTCCTGTTGCGTATCAAAAAGTTGATCTTGCTGCGGTTGCTCTTGTTCCTGAACTGGCGGTGCAGCATCCTCACGCTCTAATATTTTAGCCATCATTAAACTCCGTACCCTATAGTATTGTGGAGAAAGTAGAAAGGGTTCTAGCTATGAACTTTGCTTTCTTTCGTATTTTATGTGACTATCTCTAGCCTTAGCCCAACGCCGTGTAGCGTCAGGAAAGTGACCACTGATAGGATCTAAAGAAGACCTAACAGGTGAGATAATCCTAGTAGCACTGTAACCGCATTTACACCTAACGGTGCGCTTGTTTTCGTCTACTAGCTGCTCAAATACGTGTCCGTCAAGACACTTAAAATCATACAGTTTCAGCATCAGATTTCTTGGGAAGCGGTCGCTGCTTCTTCTTCAGCTTTCTCTTCCTCATCAGACTCCTGTGCGTCTTTTTCAGCATTTTCCATTTGAGCCGGTAAGTTAAACAGAGTACCAAGAATCGCCAGTTGTCCCTTACGGAAGTGTAGATTCTCTACGTCTGTTGTCGCTTCTACTGAGTTTATTTGCGCTACGTTTGCTTGTAAATCTCCGATTAGTTGTTTCCAACCAGCAGAGTTAAACATCTCGTTGTAGTTAGCAAAGTATTCCTCTAGTTCTTTAGTCATCTTTTGTATTCCCTTAGTGTCTAAGATACAGTTTTTAGTATATCACATTTTGTGTTAAAAGTCAAGCATTATCTGCCTCTTTTTGCACCCCTCTTGTTTTTCATGCCATTCATCATTGGCTTCTTCTTTTTCTTGGAACCATTCATTCCACCGTAACCTTTACCGTATCCGGGCATAGTTTTCTCCTTATTTTACTGTGGCGTATATACCTAGGTAGGCAGTTAACACTTCCACCTTCTTCTAGCTTGCCTAATCCTAGAATTAGGGTCATTCCGTGTTTTAGCGGAACTTCTCTTTAACTGTCCTAGAGACCTAGCACAGTATGACTTACGTCTTTTAGCGGCTTTACTACCGGGCTTTACTTTCCCGGTGACAGCAGTTTTAAGCTTAGAGCCGGGGTTGGCTGCTCTGTAGGCTTTTACACCTTTCTCAGTCATCCCTGCACCAGACTTAGTAGGGCGATAGTTACCGCCTTTTCCTGTGGTGCGTCT